TAGATTTGATTGCTTGCTCTTGATGTGGTCTTAGTTGCATTAGTATTCTTTAGATGTTTATATTATAGCACTCTTGTGAGTGGTGTATCAATGTCTTGTGACAGTTTCGGAACTGCATTACTTATTCTTTCTTTTGATATATCAATATACTTTTGTTCTCTTTCTATCAATATGTAATTACGGTTTGTCTCAATACAAGCTATTGCTGTACTACCACTACCACCAAAACAATCAAGGACTACATCGCCCTCCTCAGTACAATGATAAATGACATTCTTAAGTAATTCAATTGGTTTAGGTGTCAAGTGTCCAAGTTTCTTTGAGTCAAAATCATACTGCCATACCGAATGACAGTTCTTTTGATTGAAGAATTTAGGAACTAGGTCGTTCATAGTAAAACCTAAATGCTTTGTAATAGGTTTGATAGTCTCCTCTGTAGGAAAGTTTTTACCTGTTTCTATATTACTGTACCAACCAGTAACATTACCATTTTTACTAAGTATTTCTTTACTAATATCAGATGATTTAATACCTAACTCTAACCTACGTTGTCTTAACTTTAAATGTAAATCTTTCTTTGTGTAGAATAGAATATACTCTGCCATTTTCTGAAAGTTGTTAAGTCCTTCTACTTGTATGAATCCATTTAAGAATCCTTCTTGCTTACAACCTGAGAATAACTTATTCCATACAATAAAGTTTCTGTACTCTAAATTAGTTTCTTCACTTATTCTTCTATCTAACTCTGCCATAATTCTAAAATCATTATGAAAGAACCAGAATGAACCACTATCTTTCAAGACTCTATCAATCTCTATGAATACTTCTTGCATCCAATCATAATAAGATACACCTGTGTATTCCTTTGGTTGATAACCTTTCTTAGTCACACCAAAATTATCCCAATCATCTTTAGCGATGTTGTATGGTGGGTCTATGAGAACAAGGTCAACAGACTTGTCCTCAATTTTTTGTAATTCAGTTAGACAATCTCCTTTCCTTAAGTCTCTTTTGTCTAAGTTGAGATGCTGAGTCTTGGTCTGCATAGGTTTGTTGAATAGTTTTGTCGGATTGCATAAGGTTGCCATTGCGAGTGATAGGTATTATGTTACCACCCCTCGTCATGTACTTGTCAGATTTTAATGGATGAACGTGTCCAAATTGTATTTGATTAGGATTACTTTTATCATCTGTGCCATACCAATCAGCTTCTATAGTACATCCTAGCACAGGGCAACAAAGTTGTCCATTATCATCTGTGATGATTATTCCTTGATTTTCAAATTCTTCTACTATTTGTTGTGACCTTTCCTTAAGTTTTTCTTCAATGTCCTTTGGAAGTTTATGTACAATGTCTTTTTGAAGCATAAGAATAGCAGCAAAATCAAAGTAAGCAGTAGCAATTAGATATGATGTTGCTGCAAATTCTAAGGGTACACCAGCTTTTAAGAGAACATTACCTTTCCACTTGTACTTTGCATTTAATTTAGTGTATTGGTCTTTTGTTACTTGTATAGGAAAATTTCTTGAAGTTCTATTCTTATAGAATATATCATCATTACCAGGTGCTTGAGAGCAATCACTCAATTTGAGTTTGAATAATTCTCCAAAAAAACCCTCTAACTTGTGTTTACACTTTCCTTTATGTCCTTTAGGTAAACAACATCTTGGTTTACTGTTCTCAAATAAAGTTTTGAACATTTCAAAATCTTCTTCAGTTCCAAACTTCTTAATTCTTTCTAAGGCATCTTTATAGGTTTTTTCTTTAATTCCTCCTTCAAGAGTTTTCATACAAACTAAATCGTTGTACTTACTTGTTTTTTCAAATTCTTGTGCCTCTGCAATAGCACGTTTGTTTTCATCTGTTATCAATGAACACATAATAATGTAAGGGTTGTTATGTATTCATTATAGCATGAAACAACTCAATGTGCAGGGGGTTGTGACAGTTTAATAATTGACACCCAACAATTTAATATTAAAAGATATTGATATTCTATCCTCACTAGACTCATTCTTTTTTACTCTATGCTGTAAGTGTGCAGGGAATATGAGAATACAACCCTCTCTAGGTGGATACTTATAAGTATGATAATATTTTGACTCCCTCACTATATCATCTGTGTATGAGTGCATTTCAATAAAAGAATTATATTCATAAGGAGAGTTAAAAATAAAATCACCAGAATTTTCAGGAATTTTCACCCATAAAACACCCGCCAAATCAGCGTTCGGATGGCAATGATTATCATTATAGGATTCTGGAGTGCTTATATTAAACCAAGATGTAATCTCCATATCAATCTCAGGTTTTATTGTAGGTATGCTTCCGATAATACCAATTAAAGTGTCATGAACCTCATCCTTCTCATTTACTAATGTAAAAGATTCTGATTGCCATCCACCTTTGTTAGAATGATTATCTCCTTGTGGTTGTAACTCCTTTAAATTATAAGCATACTTGACCAAATTATCTTTCTTATTGTCAAAATTTTTTATTTTAAGATAATGTATTGGTATTGCAAATATATTTTCAACCGTATAATCTAGATTGATATTTTCCATCAAAATATTACTTCAGTAGATTTTTTTATATCTAACATCAAAAATATCATTTCTTCATCAGAGTAATTATGTCCTTCATGAACTAAATCCATTACATAGTGCAGTTGTGGTTCTCCCTCTTTCCAATGAGTTTTTCTACCGTCTTCCCATATCATATAACATTTTTCTTCATCAGGTATCTTAATGGGTATTTGAATTCTTTTATATGGTTCACTAAAAATGTCTGGATCTTTATGCTTTTCAACTTTAGTACCTGCATAGAAAACACCAATCGCAGACCACAAAATCTCGTGGTTCTCATGAATCTTTATTATTTTTTCATTCATGAATTTTTTACGAATTAAGGTTCTATTTTTTCTGTTTACTAATTTATTCCAACTATAATCAATTAGATTGTTAGAATATGGTTTTGGATTATGTAATTTGTATAGTGGAAACTTAGTAACTTTAGCCCACTCATATAAATCTTTTATATCTTGTTTTGTTATCATAATACTTTTGTAAACAAAGCTAGCACACCATTATTTAACATAATATTATAGTCTTTACCGATTGTCAATTCATCGTAGTCATATTTACGAAGTTCAATTTCATTTACAATTGGATTGCCATCGAGACATACTAAAACTGATTGTTTTTCCACCTTCAAATAATTCTGATTTAATAATCTACCATCCCAATCTTCCCCATCTATGAGTGTATTGAAACCCCACATTGAAGTTTTTTCTAAAAAACAAAAAACATTATGTTTCTTATATAAATCTTTTACATTTAGCAAGACACCATTACCTTTTAAGATTCTATAGTTATCTGAAAATGGTTCTCCAACTTTGGCTGACCCATAATATAGATAATGATATAAAACTTTTCGTTCATGTGGATACTCATACGCACAAGTTCCCCTTTCACCATCGTAAGCACAAGCAACCCATGAGTCACATTTTTTTATGTAACGATTAAAATTCATAATTTAACTCTTCTCATCTTAAGCAATTTAATTCCTTTATCATATACTTTGCCCTCGATAACTTTATCAATTAAATTGTATATATCTAGTTCACTATCAACTTTAATTGGTAAATTTTCATCTAATATTGGTTCACTCTCCTCTTGATTTTGAATCAAATGTTTTGTTTTTAAAATTAAACTATCGACAAAAGTATCCGTATCTGATAAATCTAGATCAACAATATCAATAGCATATTTCATATATTCATCTATTTTTTTTAAAGAATGTAATCTACATATTCTCATAACTATTTGTTGAGTATCAGGTAAATACTCATCTATTTTTATTATCACATTCATTTGTATGTCCTCCAAAACTTAGGGTTTACAAAACCCATTGAATAATCATTATCACCATCCTCTTTATATACAAGTGTAATATCACCAACAATAGCCAATCTCTCACCTTCAAAATCATTTGAATGACTTGCAGTGCAATGTTCCATAGCACTTGGAAATAAAATCAAAGAACCTTCCTCTGGATTTAAATAAAAACTCGAAGCGTTAAGTTCATTACTTTCTCGAACACCATCTTTTATATCACTTGTATTCAATCCATCAAACAACCCATTTAAATTGCTTGCGTTAGCAAATTTAAGAACATGAGAATTAGGTGGAGTATTTAAGTAATATGCAAATGATATGTGACTTGTTGAATGTGTATGCCATTTAATTGTTTCGTGTGCTGCTCTAGAACGAGAAATCCAACTTTTAGTAATTATAAAATCAAAAATATCTTTGTACTTTAGAACATCATGTATGTAAATTCTAGTTTCTGATATAATATTTTCAAATAATTCCTCAAGTTCATTATCTAGATGTATAAATGGATTGCCTGTATTTTCACTTGTAGTGTTAAACCACTCCACTCCATCTCGATAGGAAACTTGCTCATAGTCATACTTTGGATATACCTTGTAAAAAGTATCTTTGTATTTTTTGTGATTAGGAATCTCGCTGACGTAAATTGTGGTTGGAAAGATATTGAATATTTGTCTATCCATGATTTTGCACGACTCCCCATGATGTAATTAAATATTTGTCGCCACCTATAGGTGGATTTCCTCGATGGGTATGTGTAAATCCTGCAGGGAAAATTAATACGTCACCCTTAATAGCTTTTTCTCTGCGATTTTGATATAAAAATTCTGTTTCACCACCCTCAAAGTCATCATTTAAATATAATTGTATGACAAATTGTCTCTGACAGTATGTAACTGAACCATTTTCATGATGCCAAG